CAATAGGATCTACCGACATATGTGAAATGCCGAAGAATTTTCTTTGGTTTTTTATGGAATAAATCGCAGATTCTGCGCTTAAAGATACATCCAAAGTATCTTTTTTAGAGAGTTTTGTGTTTTGCCACTCCATATTTAGTAGTTGTCCGAGACATTGATATATATTTCGCTCTAAAAGAAATAAAAAAATTAAAAAAATATTACAAAAATGAGTAATTTAAAAAATCAAAAATTTTCGTATGACGTTGCTACCATTGGTGGTTATTCTGACCAAGTAGGTGGTGAATTGTTAGCGAAAGCACTTATCGGTGGAACTACAGCTTCTGTCGTTAATGTACGTACAGGTATTAAAGGTACACAAGCTTTAAACTTATTGGATTCAACTCCAGTGTTTCAAGCAGGAAACTGTTCTTTATCACCAAGTGGTGTAACACAATTTACACAACATTCTATCACAACTTGTCCAGAGACATTGTTTGAAAGTTTATGTTATAAGGCTCTATTTGATACATACCAATCTATGTTGATGAAAGCGGGTCAAACTCAAGAAACTGTTCCATTTGAACAAATGATTCTTGATTTAAAAAGAAAGCAAATTGAACAACACGTAGAAACAAAATTATGGCAAGCAACAACTGCAGGTGGTGACTGTTTCAACGGTTTCAAATTGATGATTAGTACTTCAACAGGAAATACTTTTTCTGGTTCTTGTGCTAACTCAAGCGGTACAACTTTCTCAAGTTCTGCAGCTTACGGTGTTTCAGGAAACCCAATCACAGAAGTTGATAAATTAATCAATGTATTAGACGACAACGCTTTAGTTCGTGAAGATTTAGTAGTGTTTATGTCTTATGCAAACTTCCGTTTATATGTACAAGCATTAACAAGAGCAAACTTCTTTACTAATTATATCAATGGTACAGATGTTACTTCTAACATGAGTGCAATACATCCAAACACAAATATTAAAGTATTACCTACATTAGGTTTAAATAGTTCTAATCAAGTAACTATCGCACCGGCTGAATATATGGTTTATGGTGTAGATTTATTATCGGATGAGACGCTTAAGGCATGGTACTCTGTTGACTTTGATGAAATTAGAATCCGTTCTAACTTCAACTTCGGTGCAACTGTAGCAACATTCGGTACAACCAAATATATGGCTTGGAACGGTTTAGCTTAATCTTATAAAAAACATTAAGGGGTGAAAGTCCCCTTTATTAAAAAACAAAAAAAATTAAATTTAAACAATATGAGTTGTTATATATCTTCAGGAGTACAATTAGGTTGTTCAGATGGTATTGGTGGTATTAAGAAAATTTACATCGTTGGTGGTGGTGGGTCTGTTACAGGACTTACTTACAATGCTGATGGTGCAATTACTGGTGCTACTTCTACTTCAGGAACTACTTTATATGGCTTTGAATTAAAAAGAAATACATCTTCATTGTCTCAAAATACTACAAAGAATTTTGAAAATGGTACTATCTATTGGGAACAAGTTTTAACAGCTGTGTTCTTTAAGTATGACCAAGACAAGAGAAACCAATTAAAAGTATTAGGACAAAACGACCAAATACAAATCATCGGTATTGACCAAAATGATGTTCAATATTACTTGGGTCAAGTAAACGGTATGTACTTAAGTGGTGGTTCTGCTGCTACTGGTACTGCTTACGGTGATCGTAACGGATTTGAAATGATATTTTCAGGTCAAGAACCTTCTCCAGCAAATACTATTGATGGTGCTTTAGCATCAGTATTTGCAGGTGCAAGTATTAATGGGTAATTGAATGTTCGTCCTATTGGACAATTTCTATATCTTCTAATGAAAAGAGAGGCTTTACGCCTCTTTTTTTGTGTTTATCCTGTTCAACTTGACTTTTTCTATATTTATAGGTATAGATATATATTATTATGCTTTATTTGAATAAAGGTCAGGAAAATACATTGGTGTTAAATATCAATAACAATTCAAGGGATACATTTACAAGTTATACTTTAGTTTTTACTCACATCATGAGTAAGGAGGTTAAGTCATATACTATTCAAACAAATGACCCAAATGAATTTTTTCAGAATATTAGATATTGTACTATCACTTTAGATTTTACAACTGATGATTTAAACTACGAGGGACAGTACCAACTTAATATATATGGTCAACCCAATAATCAATTGGTTTTTATTGGTATGGTAGTTCTTGATGGAACTGCTGAAGCTAATCCATTTACAGAGTATATCTCTCAAAATGAAACCAATGAAAATTATATATACATACAAGAATAATTATGAGTGATTTAAAGAAATTTGATTTAAAGAAAATAGATTTTGCACAGGCTTCATTACCTGTATTTGCTGAAGTAATTCAACGAGTACCGTGGGTATTTTATGGTTTAGATAATCTATTACCACAATACTTCATTAGATTATATGATAATTGTAGTATCCATAAATCTGTTATTACCTCAAAGGTTAATCAGATTATGGGTGATGGTATTGTTTCTTTAAACAATCCAATGGCTACAGTTAATTTAATTAATGATAGTGAGAATGTAAGTGAAGTAATGAGAAAATGTGCTTTAGATTATATGATTTTTGGTGGATTTGCGTTGAATGTTATATGGGCGAATGATAGAAAGAGTATTTCTGAAATATATCATGTGGATTTTTCTCGTATTAGAAGTGGTAAATTGAATGATGAAGATAAGATTGATTGTTATTATTACTCACCTGATTGGTCTAATGTAAAAAAATACCAACCAGAAGAGATTAAAAGGTTCTCTCAACAAGAAAAAGACCCATCTCAATTATTATATTTTAAGAATTACATGCCGTCTATGACTTATTATGCTGTACCTGATTGGTCAGCAGGTCAAAGAGCAATTGAGATTAATATAGAGGCTCTTAATTACCATATGAATAATCTTCGTAAGGGTATGAATCCAAGTTTATGGATTAACTATAACAATGGTATTCCTGGTGAAGAAGAACAACGTATTATCGTTCGTGCATTAGAATCACAATATAGTGGTACAGATAATGCAGGACAAGCTATTATATCATTCAATGAAAGTAAAGAACAATCTCCTGAAATTACACAAATACCACGTGACGACCACGACAGTTACTATCAAACATTAAACGATGATATTACTCGTAATATTTTATCAGCACATAGAGTTTCAAGTGCGGAGTTATTCGGTATTGCAACAGCAGGTAAATTGGGTGGTTCTGATGAGATAGTACAACATAGTGAATATTTCCGTAAGATGGTAATTCAACCATATCAGGATCAAATGTTACCTGTGTTTAATAAATTATTGTCATTGAAATTTGAAAAACCAACTACATTGGAAGTTAAACCATTATCCTTATTCTTAACGGGTGATGTTCAAGAACAACCAGTAGTAGATGATAAACCTATAACTCCAACACAAATATAATGGGCGTTCTACTTATAAGCGAGGTGAAGCTTAAAAATTTTACCAACATCAATAAAAATGTGGACATGGACGTTCTTAAAGCGGAGGTTCAAGTAGCACAGGATATTGATTTACAAACAATATTAGGATCAAAATTCTATAACGAACTGTTATCAAAAGTTCAAGCTACAGGTAATACATTTAATGCTGATGAATTAACATTGGTAAATGAATATATTCAACCATATCTTATTCAGACAGCTTACTTCAATGCCATACCACATCTAATGTATAGAACATTAAACCGTGGTATACAAGAAGGTAATAATGAATTTGGTGCTCCTGTTGAAATTGAGACAATGAAATATTTACGTTCGTTACAAAAACAACGTGCTGATTTTTATTCTCAAAGATTGATAGATTATCTATTAACAGGTAGAGGACAGAACAAATTCCCTTCATATAACAACGCATCTACTATTGATGGTATGGTTCCAGATAGAGTACAAAAATATAATAATGGAATATTCTTAAGACACTCAACTCGTAAGGGTTGGAACTTTAATCAAATAACAAACTTGGGCAGTGGTGGTGCTATTCAACCTTATTCAGAACAAGGTGAAGCATGGTGGAATTGTCCTGATTGTTTTTAATATATGAAAGACGTACTATTACAAATATTTCTTGCAGCAGGAACATCCATCATTGGATATATTCTTGGTTATAGAAAACAAAATGTGGATTTACAATCAAGTAGATTAGATAGTTTGGAAAAATCTATCAATGTCTATAATTTAATTATAGATGATATGGCCAAGAAGATTGAAACTTTAACCACAGAAGTTGCTGGTCTTGAAAAAAGAATAGAGGAATTAATGGCGGAGAATAAACAACTTAAAAATAAAGGAACTATATAATATGAATATTCACGATTTACAACGAATTAGAATGGAACTATCTAAACAAATTGAACCACCAATGGTACCCGCATTAGTAGTAGATGAGAAATTCATTATTCCTTTACCTGAAAGTGGTGAGGATGAACAAACTTACATCAGTAGATGTGTATCGTCAATTACAGACGAATACGGACAGGATGTTTCATTGGGTATCTG